CTGCAAAGCCAAATGTAGCTGTATCGTTGACTGTGATTACACCAGGGTTGGCATTTGTGAAACCACTAATTGTGGCTCCATATGCTGATCCCTGTGCCAGTACAGTAACCCCATTCGTTGTAGTGTACGCGGGTACGCCTACATTGAATATTGAGGCTACTGCCATATCTGCTGTCCAAGCCAAAGCTGCGGCAGTTGTCAAATTGAATATATCAATCTTAGCAACTTGAAATCCTACGTCCAGATTCCTTGCCACTGCTGTACTTGGGTTGGTCCATGCAAATGTTTTAATTTGCGCCATTTAATTCGCTCCTATTTTAATAATTTATTTATCTTCCTATATTGTCTATGCACATTTATTAGCATTTTTTATCTACCTACGAATGTGTTGACTCAAGATTCAACATAAATGAATCATTTAGTATACGAGCAACGAAGGGGTGTTGCCAACCAACTGACCCTCTTTGGTGAAGCGGATCGGCAGCACCTGCAGAGCCAAGAGGTTCAATGTAGAACTCTCCACTTTCGCTTCCCAAATGCACGACTGCATAAGCTTCTTTACCAACAATCATGTTGTTATATACAGGCGTTGCAGCACTACTTACGCTGCCGACAGATGTATATAGCCAACGTACGTTAGATGTGGATCCCCACTCGTTGTCCAAAACTCTTGAATTGTTCGGATAGTTTGCAGAGCTTAAGAAGTTACTTACAGCTTCCAAATCATCAAGCAAATCAGTATCTATATAACCGAAAAATGCGGGTCTTACTGCCGCTGTACTAAATGCGTCGGTACCGGAAATTACAGCTGAAATCATATCAGCATCGTTACCAAGTAAAGTTTTGATAGCTATATCGATATCAGCCTTACTGAGTTCCGTTGGTGTACCTCCGTTTACCCCGTTAGCACACTGTAGTACTGAACTTGTGGATGCAAGAACGTCTCTTGTTACCTCATCCATTGTTTGCGCTAGATTCTGCGCAAGTAGTCTAGCAGATTCATTAAGAACCCTGTCTTCTACGGTAAGCTCAACTTGGTTCGTAATTGTTACGAAGTTCTTTTTGTTACTACTCTTTCGAGCGACTAGTCATTTCTGCTAGCTCCACATGTTACCATGTGGATCGGACTATATCTTCAAGCCACTTGGCCTGCGTTATCTCTTAGTCTAGTTTCGTGCACTAAAAACATTGTACACGACTGACTGCAATTGTTAGAGGTTGAGCTATCAAGTCTATCATAATGCTTTCCACATCGTTGACACTTTGCATCACTCTTTTTTTGATATCGCTTATCATTCTCATAAAAATCTGGATTAATCTTTCTTTTCATACAATCAGGTACAAACTCCTTAATTATATCGAAAAACTTCTCCCTATCCTTACGTCTAAGCCTCATCCAATAGTAAGTTTTGTCTTTAACATTTTTCCTTATGGTGCGGAAGGTGATTCCAAACTTCTTGTGTATCATTCTACACATAAGCTCGTTCTCACACTGGTTAAAATTATGACTGCAGATAAAGGGATTTCTATACCCCATCTCTCCTGCCAACGTTCCATCATCCATATACCATAACGCTAATCCTAAAGGTGTCAGGCACTTCATAACGTGTTCCGTTACCGTTTTTCGTCCTTCATAGTACATATGATCTGACAATTTATTGTAAAACGGGTGAGATAGTGTTCTTACGACTACACACGGGTATGTAATTCCCTTCACTGTATTTGATGATTCAATAATCTTTGTCTCATTAAGGTGAGCCAACAGTTGTAGCTTAAATTCTGCATACTCCCTATCAGCTGCTTTATGAGCAAATTGTAGATGCTGTGTCCTTCTTCCCTCTCTCAAGGTAGGAATACAGCCATCTCCTAAAATCATCCCTACTACTGCTCCTTTAAATTCCAATCTGTTACTAAACATAGTCTCTACACCTTCCTTTTCGGCTTGGCTCGGGATTGTCCTTTACGGAGTTTCCCCGAATTCGATAACATTTTACTACGGCAACTAATCAAGCTACAAGAGCTTCCATACCGTAAAAATCTACTCTTGCCTTGATATCAGTAGCACTCAAAGGTGCGCCTGGAGGCGTAATACCATCAACTAGTGGAATTGGTACGGTAGATAGTCTTGAATATCTACGGAATACAATAGTGTCGCCCATCTTTTCTGGAAGTACTCTTTTCTGAGCGAATCTTGTAAAAATAAGTGCAGGATATGCAGTCATAAGCAAGAGACGATCATAATACTCCCGGACAGCTGGAGGAAGCACTGCGACTGTTGTAATAGTCATCGTTTATTCTCCTTAAAATGATCCCATATTACGATTTGCCATCTTCTGAAAATCCGCATCACTCATGTCCTTGTATCGCCTTGCATGATTCATAGGAGAAGTTGTACCAACGCTTGCGAGTGAACCTGAGCTTTGCGAGTTCTGAACTATGCGTTCTGCATCTGCGTTTTTTTTCTCTTTCTTACTCAAAGACTTGTAAGTATCTGAGTTCTTTGCAAGGTAATAGGCAAGTTCGAAGTCTTGCGAATTCGTTAATGTCTTACGTAAACTGGGGTTTTTGTTTAAAACTTCGGGTAAATATTTTGTTACTACGTCTTGATAATCAGGGTGTTGTTGCGTCATCTTCAGCTCTTGAATGCTCATTTTGTGATCCTGATTCATCTTAGAAAGGTATTTCTTAGCCTCTCCAACTGTCAGTACATCATCATCTGCGAGTCCATCCATTTCATCCTTTTGAGGCTCTTGCCTTTGCTGGGATTGTTGAGCTTGCATTAACGCAATGTGGTCCTTAATTACCCGTAGTTCATCTTGTAGACCTTGCCGTTGAGCACGTTCAGCTTGAAGAGCTTGCAAGGGCACTGATTGCTCTTGAACCTCTCCGCTTTCATGCGTATCTGACTGCACATTATCTACCTGAGCGGCGGCCTCAGTCATAATCTCGCCCGTTTCTGCTAGTTCGTTCATTTTTGTGTAGCTCCTTGCTATTTTTAACGCCCGTTTGTCCTCTATTGGTTCTAGGACATGTCGGCGGCACTATTGTGTTACGTATGCTCCTGGGATTGTCGTTGTTTCTATGACAACTTCATCGCAGGGCTTGGCTCCCAGCCCGCTAAGGGCATCAAAATCAAATGGTACTTGAGGCAAATTTGTCTCCCACTTGATCGTTCCTCTGGAATTATCTACTTCAGCTATTACAGTACCTACCTGTGAGGCGGGCTGAACACCGTAAGCTTTCATATGTTTAATTAAAGTTGGCTTCCCCTCTACTGAGTTCTTGGAGGGTTTTGCAAAGAGTACAATCCAGTAAAGCTCTCTTCGACGCTTATTGGCATCGATGATTTTAGATAACATAATGTTATCCGCTTCAATGATCGCATCTCTTGTCTCGCCAGTCTCTTGAGCCATTAACTCTCTCTCCTACCTAGTATTTATATTCAAATGCTTGCTTGGGATACCCTAGATTCCCTGTTCTAAAAGGCTTCACTTCTGAAAACCCCTGTCCTTCAGGTACATTGACACTGTATGTCTTTGTGGCATGGCCAAAATCTTTCGGCATTGAAGATGAGGATTTCATTCCCTTCATCCCCTTCATCCCCTTCATGTCTTTCATCCCTTTTGAATAGTCATCATCTCCGCGGCTCTCATCACGTCGTGATTTGTAGCTTTGTGATTTGGTGCTTTCGGCTCCATCTCTCATTCCTAAACTTTCGTCTAAGCGATCATTTGCGCCCTGTTTTTTCATCTTAACCCTCCATGGTTTTTGATAGTTTCCTGATTTATTATCACCCTGGGTTCCCCATGTTAGGAAACATCTGCTGCTGCTGTTGCATCTGCATTGGGGGCTCAGCTTGCGGATCTTGAGATACAGAGCCTTCTATTTCTGCCGCTTCTTCATCAACTTGGCTTGATATCTGTTGTCGATCTGCCATCTCCTCCGCCTCTAACATCCTTACGGCGTTCATATATTTAAGTATTGAATCGTCGTTCATGTTTGAGATTTCAGTCATAGTTTTTGCTCTGTCAAGAGCTGCTTGAGCACGGTTTTGTTCGCTTTCTGAAATTCTTTCTTTTCCAAGAGCTAGATTGCTATGAGTTCTAGCTTTTCTCTCTGATGCAAGGGAAAGGTCAGATATCGCTTTAGCCTGAGCAAGTTGTCTCTGCGATTCAAGAAGTTGTTTTTCGAGCTCTTGTTGCGCTTTAGCTTGTTCAGCCTGTGCTTTCTCCATCTCTGCAAGTTCTTTGATGTATGTGCTTTTTCCTTGAATAGGTGCAGCTCTTGCTAGCATCTCTCCAGTAACGGGAGCTCCTAGTTGCTTCAAATCTACTAGCTGCCTGAAATATATTTGTTTTTGAGTATCTGTCAGCATTCCTTCAGTCACAGAAATATCATACTTCGTAAAGTCTCTATCGTAAAATTGAGCTGTAGGCTCTTCGTTAATAATTCTCTTAACCTTCTGAGGTGTCCAAGTTTGGAGAAGCTTTACAGTTTTTTGAGAAATCGACTTCTGTGAAAATCTCATGTTATCCATTACATCCTGAAGATTTATGAGAGATGCGCCCTGTCTCAGCATCATCATTACCCCAGACTCTTGACCGTTTTCAGTGATTCCAAAATTGGCATCGTTAACACCTACGATCTCCATCATGTCTTTATCAAAAAGCTCTTGAAGCTGGAACATTGAAGGTGGAATCTGTGCCGCTGGGATCTTCTCAATAGCTCCTGGGGGCGCATCTTCTCGTCTCCAGATTACCTTTCCTTGTCCAGTTTGGAAGAGCGCTCTAGGATTGATCACACTGTTTTCGTTGGCAATCCATCCCGAGTTAATTTGTGAGTCTAGAACATCAATCATCTGAGAGCGTCGCATGTTAGCTTCTTTCTGCGGATCTACTTGGCACCTTATGAGGGACTGCATCTTAAGACCCCATTGGTCAGACTCTGGCTCCCAAACCCCTACAAAAGGAACAAATGGATACTCATCTAATCCATACGGGTTAATCTCAGTCTTCATTAGTACATCGTTAAGGATGATATGCTTTTCAATATATCTCTTAGGACGTGAGATAATCTTAAGATTTTCATGTAGCTCCAACATCATGTCTTGACGGTCTTTTGAAACATCAAACTCCATGTACTCCCCGGTTTCCATATCAACTATCATGGGAACATTGCGCCACTTCTGTTGCCAAAACTCATTGTATGCCATCAGGTCTTGTCCGTTAGGCTGCGTCTGATAAGGAAGCCAGGTGAACTTGTCATCCCTTTCCCAACCTACTTTGTATAGGTCAAAAACCTCTTCTTCCATGCCCGGTAAAAGAGAAGCTACTTGCTCAGGGGCCAGGTACTTTCGAGTCATGATAAAGCTAGCATCGCTAAAATCTAATTTTGAGAAGTAGGCATCACAGATGAAGGCATTATACGGTAATCTTGAGAACTGAATATCCCCATTGATTGGATCATCTCTGTAGTCCATCCAGATTTGCATGAGATTCCAGCCAGTTTTCATAGCTCCACCGAAGCAGTCTGATATTGTTCGGTAGCCGTCGGCGTAGTTCATTGTATGAAGTAAAAGTTGGCTAAGCTGATCCGCTGTCTCTTGGTCCGAATTCTCTATGGGTATAACAACTGATGAAAGACGGTGCTTACGTTGATAGCCCGTAATCATATTGATGTTTCTGCGTACTCTGTTGAAGACAAAGGCGTTTCTTCCTTCATCGAACAGCTTCTTTTTCTCTTTCTCGTCCCATTGATCGCCAAGATAGAATCTTAAGTCACGTGCAGCCTCGGGATAGAAGGCGTCCCAAGCGTAATATGCCTCGGTATAAAGGGTGTCGAATTCCTGAATAATGCTTATGTCTGTAGTCATGTATGTAGCTCTTTTTTGTGGCCAAATTTGGTTCGGGCCTTTGCACTAATATGAGATTCTGTGCTTACTTCTTACGTGGCTTTCTATCGCTCTTCTTCCAGACTTCCCCAGCTTTTAAGCCCTTATCTTTAGCCTTATTGATGCCAATCGCAACAGCTTGTTTAAGGTTTTTGACCTGCTTTCCTTTCTTGGATCCGTCTTTTAGATCACCCTCTTCGAACTTACGTATCACCTTGTGGATAGTCTTGTTTGCTTTCTTAGAGTACAATCTTTTAGCGGCTGGCTTTGTATGTTTCTTT